CGGCACCAATGTGATCTATGCACCCAAGCAGGCCGCCGACGGCACCGAGACCGCCGTGACCAGCCGCAAGACGCTGGACAAGAGCTGTACCCTGACCCCCAAGCTGTTCTTCCAGGCAGCGGCCCAGCTGGGTGCCATGAACGCCGACCCCATCGGCGACAGCTATATTGCCATCATCCACCCCTATGCGGCCTACGACCTCAAGACCTGCAAGGAGTTCATTGAGGTGCATAAGTACGCCGACCCGGACACCATGTTCCGCGGCGAGATCGGTAAGCTGGGCAACATCCGCTTCATCGAGACCAGCGAGGCCAAGATCTGGAAGGATGAGACCTGCCCCACCGGCTTGGCGGTGTTCGGTACCCTGGTGCTGGGTGCCCATGCCTACGGTGTGACCGAGCTGGAGGGCGGCGGCCTGGAGCACATCGTCAAGCAGCTGGGCTACGGCGACGACCCGCTGAACCAGCGCGCTTCGGTGGGCTGGAAGGGCATGCGTGCTGCCGAACGTCTGGTGGAGCAGTACATGGTGCGCATCGAGAGCGTGTCCAGCTACTCGGCCAACGCCGCCGCAAACTGAGGAGGTGTGCAGGATGACAGAAAAGAACGTGCGCATCCGGCTGTTCAAGGACAACAGCCGCTATAAGGGCGACCTGTTCGTCAGCGTGAACGGCGTGAACTACAAGATCCGCCGCGGTGTGGAAGTGGAGGTGCCGCCCGAAGTGGCGGAGGTGCTGGAACACAGCCAGATGCAGGACGAGCGCACCGCTGCCCGCATTGCGGCAGCGGAGAACGCGGCACAGTAAGCAACAGGACCGGAGCCCGGCAGGGAGATGCCCCGCCGGGCTTTTTTGAAAAGGAGCGTGGAACGATGACAGTAGGACAGGCGCTGGAACGCGCCGAGGAACTGCGGCCCGGCAGCCGTGTGTCCGTGCACACCCGGCAGGAGTGGCTGCGGGAAGCAGACGGCATGTTGCGGGAACGCTTTTTCAAGGCCAGTGATACGGATGCTTTTGACACCGTGGGAGCGGACCGGGCCTGGGACGATGGCCTGCAGGACGAGGATGTGCTGCTGGCCCCGGCCCCCTTTGATGCCCTGTACCCGCATTACCTGTGCGCCATGACCGATGCCGCACTGGGCGAGACCGACCGTTACGCCGGGGAGCAGGCACAGTACAATGGCATTCTGGCAGAGCTTGCGGCCTGGCTGCGCCGGACCTATCCGCCGCGGGCCTGCACCCGCTGGCAGTGGTGAAAGGAGGGATAAGATGGTTCTGGCGAACCGGACCAGAGTCCAGAACAGCCGCACCCTGCTGCGGGCCTTCGGGGGCCTGAACGAGGGCTACGGCTGCTCCGAGGCAGAGTACAGTGCGGGGATCAATTTTTCATCCCGGGATTTCCCGGCGCTGAGCACCCGCAAGCCCCGCCGGAAGCTGCGGACCCTGAATGGGATGTACCACCTGAACGGGCTGCTGACCGTCTGCGGGAAAGACCTGGTGTACACTCCGGACGACGGCGGGGAGACCGTGACCTGCACCGATGCGGTGGCCGACAGCAAAAAGGCGCTGGTGGGTCTTGGCACGAAAATTTTGATCTTTCCGGACAAGGTCGCCTTTGATACGGCAGGCGGCAGCGTTTCGGCGCTGGGAGCCTGCTGGAAAGCGGAGGGCCAGAGCGTGGAGTTTGCTCCCTGCGATGCGGAGGGCAGGACCTACACGCCCACAGGCGTGGGCCGGGAAGAGCCGGAAAGCCCGGCGGACGGGCAGATCTTCCTGAAGGTGGAGGACGAAGAGCACCCCTGGCGGTACGATGGAACATTGGAAGTGTACAGCGCGGCGTCCGGCAACTGGACGGCGCTGCCGCTGGACTATTGCCGCATCACGGCGGCCGGTGCACAGGAAAAATTCTGCCAGTGGGACACGGTGACCGTGCAGGGCACGGCGGCAAAGCAGGCCGGACAGTGGGAAGCACTGGACGGGGACTGCGTGGTGTATGCCGTCACGGAGAACAGCCTGTGCGTGCGTGCCGACCCGGCGGGTGACTATTTTTACGGCACACTGGTGCAGGGGACCGATGCGGCCCAGTGGACCAGCCTGGACGGCAGCCAGACCCGCAGCATCGCGGCGGAACAGACTGTGCAGCTGGAACGCCGGGTGCCGGACCTGGACTTCGTGACCGAATGTGACAACCGGGTGTGGGGCTGCAGCAGCCGGGAAAATGTGATCTACGCCTGCAAGCTGGGCGACCCCACCAACTGGTTTTCCTATCGGGGCATTGCGGCGGACAGCTATGCGGTGACGGTGGGCAGCGACGGAGCCTTTACCGGCGCGGCTACCTGCATGGGCTATGCGTTGTTCTTCAAGGAGAACACCCTGCACAAGCTGTGCGGCACAAAGCCCTCGGATTTTCAGCTCACCTCCCTGCGCTGCCGGGGCGTGGCCAAGAATGCGGCCCGCAGCCTGTGCGTACTGAACGAGACGCTGTATTATCTCTCGCCGGATGGGGTCATGGCATGGGACGGCAGCATCCCCACCAAGGTGTCGGCGGTGTTGGACGCCAGCCGGCTGGCCAACGTGCAGAGCGCTGTGGGCGGTGCGCTGGACGGCCGGTATTATCTGCACATCTCCCGCACGGCCGGGACCCAGGGGCAGACCCGGCTGCTGGTGTATGACACCGAACGCGGGCTCTGGCACGAAGAGGATGTATGCTCCTGCGACATGGCCAGCACCGGCGGCCAGCTGTATCTGTGGGACGGGCAGGCCCTGTGGGCGGCGGATCCCAGCCGGGAGAGCGACTGGCAGAGCACCGAAGGTGTGGAACAGCAGGTGTCGTTTGAGCTGGTGACCGGTGACATCGGGCAGGACGGGGCAGAACAGCGGTATCTGTCGCGGCTGACGCTGCGGCTGGACGCGGCCTGTGCCAGCACGGTGGAGGTAGCGCTGAGCTACGACGGCGGCCCATGGGAGACAGTGGCAAGCCTGACCGCCCGGGAGGCCCGCCGCAGCTATGACCTGCCGCTGGTGCCCCGGCGGCACAGCACCCTGCGGCTGCGCCTGCGGGGCAAAGGGCAGATCACCCTGCGCAGTCTGGCGAAGAATCTGGCCGCGGCCAAAGGCGGCCTTGTGGAAGAACAGGAGGAAGCAACATGGCAAGTGTGAACGGTCTGAACCGGCTGGGCCTGCCGAAGTTGAGCGAAAACATGGACCCGGAGGACGCAAGAGCGCTGCGCAGCTACCTGTACCAGATGCAGGAACAGCTGCAGTATGTACTGACCAATCTGGACGTGGAAAACCTGTCGGAGGAGCTGCGCACCCGGTTGAATTCGTTGTAAAAGAAAGGAGAAGAGCATGGCGACCAAAAAGAAAGAGGAAGAGCTGGCAGCGCCGGAGGCGCAGAGCGGCTATGACACCAGCGGCCTGGAAAACCGACAGCAGGTGGAAGAGGCCATGGCAGGGGCCGGTTACCGCCCCGGCCAGAGCGTGACCGACGCCGCAAACGCGCTGAAGGAGTGGCAGGACAAGCGTCCGGAGGCGTACCAGAGCAGCTACCAGGACCGCATCAATGAGGTGCTGGACCGTCTGCTGGCACGGGAGAATTTTGCCTACAGCTATACGCAGGACCCGCTGTACCGGCAGTACGCCCAGCAGTATACCCAGAACGCCCACAACGCCAGTGCCGATGCCGCTGCACAGGCGGCAGCCCTGACCGGCGGTTACGGCTCCAGCTATGCGGCCAGTGCGGCACAACAGGCCTACCAGCAGCAGATCGGTGCGCTGAACGAGGCCATCCCCAGCCTGTACAGTCTGGCACTGGACACCTACACCAGCGGCGGCGATGAGCTGGTGTCGCGGCTGGACCAGCTGAACGCCCAGGAACAGAGTGCGCAGAAGCAGTACGACCGGCAGCTCTCAGATTACTACACCCAGCTGCAGCAGAAAGGGGAGGACTACAACAACGCCTACGCGCAGGATTACGGGCAGTATCAGGACTATCTGAGCCGTCTGGACACCCTGCACGGCTACTATACTGCGCAGGAACAGGCACAGGCCAGCCGCCGCCAGCAGACCTTCAACGGTATCATGACCGTGCTGGGGGTCATCGGGGATGCGATCCAGCTGGCCATCAGCGGCACCACCGGCATCGGCTCGCTGGCGGGCAGCCTGCTGAACACCGGGTACAACATCGTGTCTGGCACCCGCGCCTACGAGGCCGACCGTGCCGACACGGCATGGAACCAGCAGATGCAGGAAAAGCAGCGGCAGGACAGTCTGACCCAGCAGCGCTATGAGAATGAAGCCAGCGAGCGCGCCTATCAGGATGCGCTGAAGCAGCAGGCCTTCAACAACAGCGTTACCTCGGAAAAGCTGAACATTGCCAAGGGCGAGTGGGCGCTCAAGCAGTCCAATGCGCAGGCCAAAGCCAGCCGTGCGGCGGGCAATGCGGCCGCAAAAAGCAGTGGCAGCGGCAAGGCATCGGGGAGCGCTGCGGGAACGACCGGCGGCACCGCGGGAACGAATGCGCTGAAGGGCAGCAGCGTGGTGCCCTTTACGGCGGCACTGCTGCGCAGCCGTGGCAAGAGTGACACGTCCATTGCCAATGCTCTGCAGAAAGAGGGCTACACCACCAGCGAGATCGCAAAGATCCTGCAGCAGATGAACCAGTAAGAGAAAAAGCGGAGGCGTCCATCAAATGATGGACGCCTCCGCTGCTGTATCTGTGATTTTGGGTTCGAGCCAACTGGGTACCCCACCAAAGAGAGCGGGACCCCGGTAGACATTCCGAATGGTTGGGACCCGCGCACTAACAAGCAGCCCACTGGGCTGATTGCTTACGGTGCTACGCACCGCCGCCCTTTTCGAGTCCCACTGGGCACCCACACAAAAAAAGTCCGCTGTTGAAAACAGCGGACTTTTTGGTGGGGTGCCCAGTGGGACTCGAACCCACGGTCTCCAGATCCACAATCTGGCGCGTTAACCGACTACGCTA